GTTCTTGCAGGACCTATTACAGTACCTGGTACAATAACAGTAACAGGAACTTTAGTAATAGTATAATGTCAAAAATAGAAGTCGATGCAATAGATAAACAAAGTGGTTCAACCTTAACTTTAGGTGGTTCTGGTACAGCTGTAACTTTAGCTGCCGGCGCTACTCAATCAGGTTTTGGTAGAACTGGAACTGTTGATTGGCAGACAGGATCAATTAAAACAGCGACTTTTACAGCAACCAGTGGTGAAGGATATTTTTGTAATACAGCAGGTGGTTCTTTTGAAGTAGATTTACCAGCAGGAAGTGCAGGTGCGATAGTTTCAATACAAGATTATAATAATACATTTGATTCTAATTTATTAACAGTTGATCCAAATGGTTCAGAAAAAATTAATGGTGGTGATGCTGGAGAACCAGTTGAACTATCAACAGAAGGTCAAGGAGTAACATTTGTTTACATTGATGCAACAGTTGGTTGGAGATCTGTTCAAGATAATACATTTGCAACAGCAGGGCAATCTGCATCTTTTATCACTGCAACAGGTGGTACAATTACGACTGTTTGCACAAATTTCAAAGTACATACATTTACAAGTCCAGGAACATTTTGTGTTTCTTGTGCTGGTAATGCGGCAGGATCAAACACAGTTTCCTATATGGTTGTTGCAGGTGGTGCTGGAGGTGGAATAGGATATGCAAGTGGATATTGTGGTGGTGCAGGAGGTGCAGGAGGATACAGAGAAAGTAAATCACCTTTTTGTTCTTTTACTGCTTCTCCATTATCAACGTGTGTTGGATTAGCAGTTTCAGGTGCTATTCCTATAACAGTAGGTGCTGGTGGTGCAGGTACCACTGGTTGTTCAGGTTGTGGAAATGGTCCAAATGTAAAAGCAGGTAGCAATGGAAGTAATTCAATATTTTCAAGCATAACTTCTGCTGGTGGTGGTGGAGGTGCAGGTGGTGGAAGAGATGCAAAATCAACTGTAGGTAATGGAGGTTCAGGTGGTGGTGGAGGTTATGCTAGTTCACCAGCACACGCAGCTGGATCAGGAAATACTCCCCCAGTAAGTCCTCCTCAAGGAAATAATGGTGGTACAGCTGGTCCTGGTTCATTAAATGCAGGTGGCGGAGGTGGTGGTGCAACTGCTGTTGGCGGAAATGCTTCATCAAGTAATGGTGGAACAGGAGGTGCAGGTGCAACATCAAGTATAAACGCAACTCCAACAGTAAGAGCCGGAGGAGGAGGTGGTTCTTCAGGCAATACAGGTTCATCTTCTGGTGGTACAGGTGGTGGTGGAGCAGGTGGAAACGATAGTCCATCAGTTAATGGAGGAGCAGGAACAGTTAATACTGGCGGTGGTGGCGGTGGTGGTACAAGATATTCTACAGCAGTTGGTGGCGCAGGCGGCTCTGGTATAGTAATAATAAGGTATAAATTTCAATAATTATGACAAGTACAATTAAAGTAAACAACATACAAAACCAATGCGGTGCAAACATCATTAACGAGAATAGTAATACTATTACTATTGGCGCTAGTGGTGATACGATTGCTTTAGCATCAGGTGCATCTCAATCAGGATTTGGAAGAACAGGAACTGTTGATTGGAACACAACGCCAAAGACAGCAACTTTTACTGCAGTGTCTGGAGATGGATTTTTTGCAAATACAACAGGTTCAGCTTTTAATATGAATTTACCAGCAGGTGTTGCTGGAGCAATAGTTTCTGTTGCAGATTATGCAGGAACTTGGGACACAAATGCTTTAACAGTTGTACCAAATGGATCAGATAAAATTGGTGGTGTAAATGCAAATGTAGGTTTAAATACAGAGGGACAATCAGTAACTTTTATATTTGTTGATTCAACACAAGGTTGGATTAACATTCAAGATTCAACTTCTAATGAAAGAGGTAGTGCTTTTATTTCGGCAACTGGCGGAACAATCACAACTTGTGGTAACTGTAAAGTTCATACTTTTACAGGTCCTGGAACATTTACAGTTTCAGGAACTGCTGTTTGTGCTGCTAACAACCAAGTTTCTTATATGGTAGTAGCTGGTGGTGGAGCAGGTGGTTCAGGTGATAATGGTGGCGGTGCTGGAGCAGGTGGATTTAGAGAAACAAAATCTCCAGTAACACCTTACACAGCAAGTCCGTTAGATGGTCAACCAAGTGCTCCTAATAGAATTACAGTTACAGCAACAGCTTTTCCAATAACAGTAGGAAGTGGAGGAGCTTCTAATGCAGCTCCACCGCCAGTTGCAGGGGGAAACGGATCACCTTCAATTTTTAGTACAATCACATCTGCCGGTGGTGGAGGAGGTGGTTCAGGTGCAAATCCTGGTGCAGGATCAAGTGGTGGATCTGGTGGAGGAGGAGGTTATGGTTCTCCTGGTGCTGGTGGTAGTGGAAACACTCCTCCAGTAAGTCCATCTCAAGGTAATAATGGTGGAAATGGTAATGTTGGAACTCCTGCTTATGGAACTGGTGGTGGAGGCGGTGCTGGAGCTGTAGGAACTGCAGGAACACCTTCTACTGCAGGACCAGGTGGTAATGGTGTTTCAACTTCAATTAATTTTTCTTCCACAGCTTATGCTGGTGGAGGTGGAGGTAGTACTAATCTTACTCCTACTCCAGCTGGAGCTGGTGGTACAGGAGGTGGAGGCACTGGAGTTCCAGGAGGTAGTCAGCCTGATGCTGCTATTCCTGGAATAGCTAATGGCACAGCAAATACTGGTGGTGGCGGTGGTAATGTAGATGAAACTCCTACTTTTAAAACAAGTGGAAATGGTGGTAGTGGAATTGTAATAATAAGGTATAAATATCAATAATTATGAGTGAAATAAAAGTAAATAAAATTAGTCCAAGAACAAATTGTGGTACAACCACATTAGGAGATAGTGGAGATACATTCACAATTCCTGCTGGTGTATCTATAACTAACAATGGTACTGCATCAGGTTTTGGTGCAACAGGTGCTGTGTCTTGGAATACAACAGTTAAAACAGGAGATTTTACAGCAGTCGCTGGAGAAGGATATTTTGTAAATACAACTAGTGGTGCAATTAATGTGACACTTCCTGCAGGAACTGCAGGAGCAGTTGTTGGAATTAAAGATTATGCAGGAACTTTTGATACAAATGCAGTAACGTTAATTCAAAACGGTTCAGATAAAATTGGAGGATCAACAAATAATTCAGTTGTATCAGAAGAAGGTATTGCAGTTACTTTAGTTTTTGTAGATTCAACACAAGGATGGTTAGTAACAGATTCAGGTTTACAATCAGAAGCACCAGGACCAGAATATATTTCAGCATCAGGTGGAACAGAATCAACTTGTGGTAATTTTAAAATTCATAAATTTACAGGACCAGGAACTTTTACTGTTAGCTCTTTAGGTAATGCTGCAGGTGGTTTAGATAAAGTAGATTATTTAGTAGTAGCAGGTGGTGCAAAGGCTGGATCAAATGGTGGTGGTGGAGGTGCAGGTGGTTTTAGAGAATCTTATTCTGCACCAGTATCTGGTTCATACACTGCAAGTCCTTTAGCAACTCCAACTCCTTTAACAGTTACAGCAACAGCTTTTCCAATTACAGTCGGTGCTGGAGGAACTGGTCCTACAGGATGTGCTTCTCTACGAAATGGTAGTAATTCAATTTTTTCAACAATAACTTCTACTGGAGGTGGAGGTGGTGGAGATGCAGATGGAGGTACACCAAGTGGACAAAGAACAGGAGCTACAGGTGGTTCAGGTGGAGGTGGATCTGCTCCATTCCCACCGCCAGGACCAGCTAGTGGTGGTGCAGGAAATACACCTCCTGTAAGTCCACCTCAAGGTAATAATGGTGGTGGTGGATATCATCAAGGTTGTGTATATGATGCTGGTGGTGGTGGCGGTGGTGCAACTGCTGTTGGTGCTACAGGTGGAAATAGTGCAAGTCCAGCACCTGCAGGAAATGGTGGAGCTGGTGCAACAACTTCAATTTCAGGAACTCCAACTGGTTATGCTGGAGGAGGAAATGGTGGAAGCTTTACTGCTCCTTTAAGAAATCCTTCACCTGTAGGTTTTGGTGGTGGTGGATATGGTTCTGCTGGAACTGCTAATACTGGTGGTGGTGGAGCTGGATCTGGTAATAATGGAGGATCTGGAATAGTTATAATAAGATATAGATTTCAATAGTTGAATGATAATTAAAAATAAGATATAAGGAGAATAATTATGGCACATTTTGCAAAACTAGGATCAAACGGAAAAGT